TTCAAATTCCGCTCTTTCACTATCAGTAAGTGGGGCAGAACTTGAATTTTCTTCTTGTTTTTGTTCATTAACTGCACCTACTTCCATAGTAGTTTGGGTGTTAGCGTCAACATCTTGTGCTGCAAAGACTGCAGTTTCTTCGTTTGCTGCATTTGCTGCAGCATCAGTCTCAGAAGGTTGTTCTTTTTGTTCTGTTGGAAGGTTCTCCGCAAAACTTTCCTCCGAAGGTTTTTCAGGTTCAGAAACCGCATTATCAACTTTATCAGTGGACATTTCTGTTACTGTTTCAGTTGTTTTCTGAGCCTCAGATTGTTCAGAAGTTTCTTCTGGATTTGTTACGCCTGTGTTTTCTTCAGTAAACGCAGGTGCGGCTGGTTCTTCAGTTGGTTTTTCAACTTTTTCATAAGTAACATGAACTTCTTCAATATTACCTAATGTAACATTATTTTCATTATCAATGCTATAATAAATGCGCATTAATTTTGAAGAACCGTCAATATAAGAATAGAAACGGCAGATAACATTGTCATCATAGGAGTCTACTACATAATTGAAGTATTCTCCGCCGTATTCTTTTTCAACCGCTTCGCTTACTTTCGAAACGATTTCACCCCAGGAGAGCTTAACAAATTCTGACAAATTCATTTCATTGCCTCCAGGTTGATTTTGACCATTTTGATCGCAGTAGTCATGCAATAATTTTAAACTTTCGATTAACTCGTCAGTTGTGAAGAATGCAGACCCTGTGAAAGCGGGTTGTTGGTCTTTACCTAAAACACTAACTCCAACAAAGTGTCCTGCGGTAAACTCAATGTTTTTGAAATGTTTTCTTTCGTCATAATTAACAACATATTTGACTGTTGTTGGATCTAGTTCTAAAGATTGACTATGACCTTCAATCTTTTTAGCGATTTCTCCAACCTTGTCTGGACGTTTGGTATAGTACACTGTATCGCATACTGCTCAAGTGTTACCATCATCTCTTGTTTCGAAGACTACTTCAGAACAAGGATCAACGATGCCATAAATGGCTTGTTCGGTTGCATGTCCGACGAAATCGTCTTTTTCTTCATCATAATAGCTTACAATTGGTGTGTAAGGTAATGATTTAATGATACTTTCGGAGAAGGTATCGTTGAACAAACGATGATCAGGTGTTTCGCCTTTGTAGAACACACGAAGTTTTCCACGAGTGAAACGCTCATTTTCATTTTGTTCTTCTTTGGAAAAAGATAAGGTTGCAGGAATACTACAATTAATAGTGCGTTTTTTCATGTAAACCTCACCTTAGAAACAATTATTTATCTTCTTTATTATCTTCCACTGTTGGCTCAATCCCAGGTTCAGATTTTTGAGAAGGATTGCTTTCCTCTTCTTCAGCCTTTCTATCTTCCGCAGTTTGTGTATAGGAGGTCTGCATTGGAGTAATGCGATCTAATTGTAATCTATTCTCTAAGTCAAGAACATCTTCGATGTTCTTCTGTTTAATACCAGATGCTACAAGATAATCGATTTTGCCGACGCCAAGCGTAGCGTTCTCTTTATATATCTTTATATCATCTTCGTAAGTATATGAGGAGATTGGTAAAATATCAATATCGGCCTGTAGGGTTTTGAAATCAAACCAATTATTGATTGCAATACTATAAAAGCTAGATAGCGCTTGGATGTACTTTCACACTAATCCTCTATCTCTAATCAGGGAGTACTTTAACGCAGTTACACTATCAGATGTAAAGATATTGCTATTGAAACCAGCGTTATTGAAAATAGCTTTAAAGGCCTTCAATAATACTTCATTCTCAACTGTATCATTCTCTGAAAGTTTTTCAACATTAATAGTACCAAATGTTGTTAAGAGACGTGCTTTATCGCCTTTGTCGATAACTTTTTTCATTGATTGGTGAAGGGCTTTAACTTCATCCATTTCAAAAATAAGTTTATCTTCATAGTGCGGCATTGTTTGAACAACAATGTATTTTAAGGCGTTTTCATTTCTTTCAAGTTCATTGTCTTGATATTGCTCATAATCAAGGATAGAACCATAAATGTATAAATATGTTGGAATACCGTAATCATTGAGCATTAAACCGCTTGAAACGTGTGGATCAAGGTCTTGCCAACGTAAATTCGCATCCTTTTGATATTTTCTAAAGCATTTTTCAAATTCTTTTGGGAAACTTTTGAAGTATTCTTTTAATTGAACTTCACTTAATCCGATATCATTAAAATAAGAAAAATCGAATTGAATTAATGCTGTCCCATATTGTGTTTCGCCAATTTTACGGCAGTACTTGTTTGGTAATAAGAGGGTATCTACAGTATAGGATTCCTCATTAATCATAGTTGTGAAATATACCGCCCCATTAACAAAGATATTTCTAAGTAATGCAGGGAATTTTGTTTCAATGGATAATCCATCAACTACTTCCAACATAAGATGATAGTTTAATAAATATTCATCATCTTTAATTTGTTTTTTATCTTTTGCCTTACTTTTGCCATATAGTTTATGAGGAGTCACTTTATATCTCCACATAAACATATTACAAAGATAATCAATGGTATTAGCGTAGATTAAGTTTGTGGCATATAAGTTTTGAGAAACTTTAACTGCTTTATCTGTACTAGAAAATGAATCTTGTAATAATTTTCTAACTTCAACTGCAGATTTTGGCATGTTACCGCCACTGCTAGTAGTGCGGTTATATCTACGTGCAGTTGATGGTTCATCAGCATAAAGTGTTTCGATAATTTTTACTCGGTCTTTTCTAAACTGAGCAATTTTATTTTCATCTTTTTTAGCCATAACCGACCTCCTAGTCAATTAACGTAATAATACGTTTAGAACCTGTCTTACGTCTGTTTTTATAATAAGCAAGTTCCATATATTGATTTACTGCTCATACTAAGTATTCTGCCATAGAGAAGAAGTCCTTTTGAATCGCCGCATTACGACGCACAATCTTGAGGGAATTGCTCATTTGGTCAGATGTATTAACAATATCAAGATTTTTAAGTTCTGCCTCCATCTTGTCCATTGTTTGGAAAGGAAGAAGGAATTGCTTTTGTTTCATAGTGCTCATTGAGCAGAATGATTTGTTCTGGGCATATAAAGCTAATGCCTCTGAAAGTTTAATTGGGAACGTAATGGCTCCTGTACTCATACGAGAGAAGAAGAACCAATGGATTTGTTCGCCAACTTTTCCGCCTGATTTGATTTCATAACAGATTGTTTTATCTTTTGGATAACGTTTTAAATCATGTTCTGCACTATCAGGTGGATTTATTATACCCAATCCTTCTAAGATCATGCCAGTTTCGTCAGTGGTTTCTTTGTTTAATCAGTCACGCATGGCCGCACCGATACCGTTAGCATCGTAGATTAGAAGTTTTGCGTTATAGGTAAGAACGAGCTTTTTAAAAGAGTTCGCTATTACCATATAATCAGTAGAAGGGATTATGAGTAAATTTACAAATTTGTATGAGAAATAATGGTCTTTAGGAATTACTTTTGCAACGCCAACTGCTGTTTCAGCAGAACCATCTTTAGCCATATCGGCGCAGATGACATAGAAACAATTATTCTCTTTTTGAGTTTGAGTAATTTTATCTTTAAGTTCCACTACTTTAACTTGTCGTAATGAAGAGACCATGTTGGCGGAGAACGCCGCGCCCATTGGTGCATCACTCCATCTACTTTCATATTCACGTTCAAATGATGATTTACTGAAAGAAGGAGAGTTAACAATGTCTTCGATCTGCTTAGGCGATGTTAAACCGCAAGCTAGTGGTATTCTATAGGAACCACCTAAAACAAAGTATTTAGTAGGTTCAAGTACCGCCCTACATAAAATTTCAATAAGTTTATCGTAAGAGAAAGTTCCTTGATATCCTGCAGTAGTAATATAGATTTGTTGAGATTGCGGTTCATTTGGGTTGATGAGACCATCTGCTTTTCTACGTGGTTCGTTCAATAATGGAATGTAAACTTCATTTACTTTAATTTCGTCTTGCTCAATAACTTCTTCGAAAATAAGGGATTGTCTACGCAAACCTCTGACATTTCCTAAGCCTAAAGATGACCCATTTTTAAAATTAAATTCGACATAATCTTTACCCATTTTGTAAGCTTCGAGAATTTTACCTGCTACTTTGCGCTTTTGCATTTCGTTAGCGAAGAGCGGAAATTTTACCCAAAGATCATCGACGATTTTTTGTTTCGCAATTTCTGCCGCTTGTTTGTTTGTTCCAGCGGTAATGGTTGAATTGTGACGTGGCACAAACATACATTTTAAATAACGTGATATATCTGCTAAGAATGATTTTGATGTACCACGGGCAAAAGTCTGATAGGTTGCATTGCCCCAAGTCATGGTGCGGAGCATTATGCGTTGAAAAAAGAACAAGTGAAAATGACTTGACTTTGGTGTAATCAAGTCTACAAAACGATCAGGGTATTGCATGAAGAGGTCCAGCATTTCGCCGCACTTTTTAAAGTTTTGACGAACGCGCGCCTTATTAAGAAAGCCTGTTTGGTCTTGTTCGTCCACTTCGAGGAAATCGAAGTACTCTTCAATCTCTGGATCTATATAACTTTCATCAAATAAATTATCTAATAATGGTGCCATTAGTTTTCTTTCCTATTGATAATGACTTCTTCTGATGGTTTTTCTTCCTCTTCGAAGTTTTCATTTAAAACATCTTCGTCTGCCTCAGTAGCAATATCTGTATCTTCGGCATTAAAGTTAAGCATATCTTCAAGAGAAGTCTGGGTTGTTGCTTGAAGCGTTTGTTCTTCTTCCGCGGTTTCCATCTTTTTGCGCATCATCTCTTCAAGAAGTGGTTGTAAACCAGTAGATTCAAGAACGAGACGTCTTAAATACTCTTGCATATCTTTAATAGTGCGGTCAACTTCATCTCTGGCGAAACCATCGTTGAATTTGAACTGGAAGCCATTTTTCTCCATGTAGTCGTATAATTCCGCAACAGTAGTAATATCATCAGTTTTAGTTTCGTTAATCATGCCTTCTAAGTCGGCTTGTTTTGCGAAAGTAGCATAAGAGGTTGATAAATCTTTAAGTGCTTTTACGTCTTTTGCACGAATTGCCTCGTCCATTTCAACATGGATTTTACAAAGTGCTTTAACCGCTTCTTTTTGAAGTGGGTTGATGATGTTATTAGCTTTAACAGTTCTTGTGTAGAGTGAATCAAGTTGAATTAGCTCTTCAAATGTATATTGTTCGCCCCATTTAAGTCTACTACGTGTAATG